CGTCTCCTGGTCCTCCTGCGCCTCTATATATAGCCATGTTACTTCCTTACTTATTAGCGATGTACATCGTTACTTCAAAACCAAAACGTAACTCTGTATATTTAGGTTTAGACCACATCAGACTACCTCCTATGAAAAGCTCCCCAAGCCTTGTGAGCCTGGGGAGTTATTAAGAACCTACTTAGAATTAAGCAGGAACAGCTAGAGCAACAGCACTGCTATCACGAAGCTCAGCTACACCGTAAAGCATATCTGATGTGAATAGCGTACCAAGGTACTCTTGCTTGTACTGGGTCTGTGAACGTACACCCATTTGCTCAGCAAGAACGAAAGCGTCTTTGTGAGCCATGAGACAAATACGGTCAGCACCAGAACTACCAGCACCTGAATCGCAGTTAGTAGACACATAGACTTTAACGCCATATACGTCACCAATCTGACCATTACGGATTGTGTTTCCGTTAGCAACTTCACCTGTGTAGGCTTGTTCAGTAAACCGAGCAAGACCCATCAAAGTGTTTCTGCTTGTTGGAGGAACAATCAAGAAACGATCAGTCATTGGAACGTCATTGTCATCAAGTCTCTGAATTGAACGACGGATACCAGCATCAGCAAGCGCAGCAGCGTTTGAAGATGAAGAGTTGTATGCCGTAGAACCATCAGAACCAATAAATGCGTTCGTTGAAGTAGCTGAAGTAGCGTAGTCATTAGTACCAATAGTAGCACCGTTAACTCCACGACCAAGCTCAATGAGGTCTGTATCAACTTGCTTAGCAAGCGCATAACCTGCATCATCAGTGTAGAACCGACGTAGCGAGCTAAGAGCCTGTGTCTCTACGATATCTTCGATCAAACGTGAATACTCGTAGTGCTTGTTGATAAGAACCTGCTGCTCTGTCTCAGTTGCAGCAATAAGCGTTACCTGAGTAGAAGCTGCTTTCGCAGATGCAGAACCACGAGTAGGCTTCGGAATATGAAGCGTATCGCCTTTCTTACCTTTGAAAGACATTTTAGAGAAAAGATTTGCAGCAACAAGATTAGCCTTATATGCTGCGATGATTTCGTCGGACCAAATCTCTGGGATAAATTTATCCGCAGTAGTCTTGGTGACGTGATTAGTACCAAGTGCCATTTTTTATTTCCTTTCAGTTATTTGACACGTTGCTCCGCATAGGCAGCCATGATTTCATCTGCCATAGCTTCATAACGTGCGGGATCACGAACACGTAAATTAATAAGATCAGACCTACGATAAATTTTTCTTGAAGACGGAGCAGGCGAACCAGTATCTACTGCAGCAGCTTTTAAACCTTTTTGTGTTTCTTTCTTTGCTTCAGTAACTAATTCAGTATCCTGTTGCGGTTTACTTGGGTTTAATGTATTCCAAGTTGAAAGTAACTCTTTAGCAGAATCATAATCATATTGAGTATGGGCTTCTGTAAAAAGTCTTGTTCTTATTGGAGAAGCATTAATCCATTCGTAAAACTTAGGATCTTCAATTACTTCATTAAAGTTAGAAAACTCTTGATTTAAACGCTGAGTAACCTGCTGTTGTTTATAAGACATAGCTTGTTGCTGTGCCTCTTTAATAGCAGGGTGACTATCTATAGCAGAATTAACTGCACCTACAGGATCTTCTAAATATTTTTCGTTTAAGTCAATCTCTTTTTCTTGAGGGGCTTGTTGGTTTTGCTTTTGATAGAGTTCCCGTTTCAATAATTCATCAGCTAGTTTTCTAACTTCGCCAACTTCTTGAGCTTGTTTGCCAATTAACTTTTCAGCTTCTTGGTGCATCTTAACAATATCTGCAATAGATTTGCCTTGATACTTTCCAGGTAATTCAGGTTCAGGAGTTGTCTCTTCTTGAGGTTCCTGTTGTTCTTCTACTACCTCTTCTTCAACTTGCTCAATTTCTTCTTCTTGAATCGGATCTTCAAATGCAGCCATATATAACTCCTGTCACGTTTGTGATTCTAGGAAATAAAAAATATCACCAGACGCTAACCCTCTCTGCGCTTATTGGCGATTCTAGTTGCCTCTTCGTGTTTTCTAGCCCACGCATCAGCAGCAGTAGGAAAGTCTCCCGACACTCCTTCTAATGCTATACGAGGTTTAGATATAATACGAAGTGACACACATTGACAAGTAGGACACTTAATAGTGTTTACCTCCTCGTCAATATACTTTTCTGTGGTGTGACCTTCACCACATCTAAACTCAAATATCCTTTTGCTCATTTTCTAATTGCTCCCAGGCTTCTTCCGAAATCTGTTTTAGAGTTCTTATCCAATGAAGGACATCTAACTGACCTTTACGAAAATTTAGTTCTTCTAAACTTTGTGTTGCCAGTAAATTATTTCTTTCTTCTATCATTCCTTCGATATCAGTCTGTAAATCTTTCCATCCTTTACTTGACATCATATCAAATCTTGCTTCATAATACTCTTGCAGGTCTTTATCCAAAATGGAGTCCTCTATTAAGTTACTGTAATGCATAAATGAGAATGATTATCATTTACAATTAGATGCATTATACCACAAAATAACTTGTTTGTCAAGCATTATTTTCTCTCATTTGCTGTTGAACAATACGTTCATCAGAATCAATTTGACGTTCTTTAAGAATCATCTCAGCAGTTTTAACACGTTTTTCAAATTCATTTTTATCACGAGCATTAATGTTAGCAGACAAACTTCTAACAAGATCAGCTTTAACTTTATCATCAAGCAAAGATGCTTCTACTAACAGCTTCTGTGCTCTAGCCTGTGCTTCCTGTGCATCAGCAGCAGACTCACTAGCCCTAGCATTAAGTTCATTAGCTTGAGCTTGTACAAGAGCCATTTGTAGTTGAGCTTGTTGATTCTGCATTTCTTGCATTTGTGGATCAGGTTGTGACATCTGATCTAGCTGTGCCATTAACTGCTCTTTATTCATTAACCCTGATGTACTAATAATACTTCTTAGCAAAATAGGTACAATTGGTGAGTTAGGTCCAAGCGTTTGCATTAAACCAATTAACTGTTGTTGCTCGTATTCTCTTGCAATAGCACCAATGCTTGACAATGTAGTAAACTTAAAGTCTTGCATTGGATAACGATCAGGATCAAACTGCATATAACGATACGCAACCTTCTTTACCATCGGGATAATGAAGTCATCCTGAAACGATGCCATCGCTACTTTATTCTTTTTAACGATAGCTGACATGGCTAATGACATACCCATACCGTTGTTCTGTCCTGCAGTAGATGCTGCACTCTTGACCAACTCTGACGAGTCTAGTGTGCCTGTAGCTTGTAGCAGCATTGCTTCAAACCCTTTAGCTGTTTCATAGTTAGAAGCATCTGTAGATCCAAACTTAAATGGTTGTAGGATCTCAGCAGGATTACCATTGGTTAGAATGTTCTTACCCGGTCTAACTTCAAACTTCATACCTCGTGGTAAGCGAGTAGCATCTATACCCATCATAGGTGCAGTGGTCAACGCCAGAAAATCCATATGGCTTCTTAACTGAGCGTCAATAGCCTTCTGCATATTGTAAGCCTTCTCAACCATACCTACGCCATAAAATCTACCCAAACATACTTCTGGTCTATAAGCAATAACAAGGCGGTCTTGCATCATGTATGGAGATACTTCAGCCTTAAGTAGGTGCATATCATTAACAATAATAATGATAGCTTCTAC